CGGTCTGCCCGTCTGCGTCTGTCCAGGACAAAACAAAACTGCCCGAAATTGATAGAATGAATTCAACCTGTGCTTGCGGCAACGTTCCCCATGACAACGTCAAGTCTGCATAATGCCATCCGACGCGGTCCGCAAGGATCGCGCCGGTGCATGTAGTGATTTCTCCCGCGTAAATGTCCTCTCTGATCGGCGTGAATTCGTTCGGTGCTAAAATTTCTGTACCATCAATCGAAATATTTCGGAATACTGCCATTTTTTACCCTTTCAGTATCTTCTTGTACTTGTCATACATTTTAACAGTTTCTTCGCCCATTTTCGGCCCGCTCGGATATAGATAAATCGGAATAGTTATGGTAGCCTCGCCCGCATTGGCATTCTGCGCCGCAAGCAAGACCGAAACGCCGTTAACAATTGAATTGCTCATGCCGTCCATGTGCGCCCATAATTCGGAAAGCGGTAATATAGCCTCTGCGCCCGCTTCTCCTACGCCGTGCATAGCCCCATTACCCGACATTAACAATGTTGGGTTTTTAAAGATGCCGCCTTGTTTATGCCAGTCTACGGAAAAAGACGGTAATTTGCCCTTTCCTCCGATGCCAAATGGCGCTTTTCCTCCGGAAACCTTGACTTTAGGAATTTTGATTCCCAACTTCAACTTGGCATTCTTGATCGCCGTTTTAATGCTCGAAATCTTTTCTTTGACTTTCGCCACAAAGTCCGGAATGGATACCGACGGCAATTTTAAAGAAAGCCCCGTGAAAAAGCCTTTGATCTTTCCTACGCCCGATTTGGCCGCAGAAACAACCTTTGTTAATCCTCCGGATCCGATGCTAGGCAATTTCAATTTCAAGCCCGTGAAAAACGCTTTGATTTTCGCAACGCCCGTTTTGACCGCGGAAACAACCTTTGTTAATGCCGCGCTCCCGATGTTCGGCAATTTCAATTTCAAGCCCGTGAAAAACGCTTTGATCTGTGCTATTTTCGTTTTCACGAACGTTATAAGCGCGGTCAATGCTTCGGTCCCGATCTTCGGTATTTTCAGTTTAAGATTCGAGAAAAAGCCTTTGATCTGCGCTATTTTCGTTTTCACGAAATCAACGGCCGCGTTGAATTTATCCGTGATCGCCTTTTTTACGTCGTCAAATACCTTCTTGACCTTTGCGGGGATTTCTTTAAACGCCTTTACCCAATTTTTAACGCCGTTCACTATATCCTTCGTGACGTCTTTGAAAAATTTCTTGATCTTATCGCCGTATTTCAACCAAATAACGATGATCGCAATAACGGCAAGGATACCCGCGACGATACCGCCCGCAACGGCAACGGCAACGGTCCCCGCTGCCATAATACCGCCGATCATGGTCACTAATGACCCGAATACAACTAAAAGCGGGCCGACTGCTGCAACGATACCGGCTATAGCAACAACGGCTTTTTGCGCCCCTGGGGAAAGATTAGAAAACCATTCGGAAACGGCCTTGATTTTCGGCTCCAGAAATGAAAGCGCGTCCGCGCCCATTTCATAAAGCGTACTGACTAAAGGCTCTAAAGCGTCCGCAACGTCGGCTGTAGCCTGCTTCAATTTCAATTCGGCGTCGCGCATTTTTGTGATGTTTCCGGATTGCGTCAAATATTCCTGACCGATATTTGAATAAGCGTCGGATAACGTGTCCGTGATCAATCTGGATCGCTCTTGTTCGGAATTGCACTTTGCAAGTTTCTCGTTGAACGCGTCTTCACTGATCCCGACCCAATTCAATGCATCGGCAAGCGGGCCGGTCACGCTCCCGACTTTCGCCGTTTCGTTCGCGGCCTCCGTCAATCCTTCCAACGGCAGAGAATCGCCGAATTTCGCATAGACGCCTGCAGCAATGTCGCCCCATGTGGCCAAATCTTTCTGATTATCACATAATTCCGCAAGATGATTAGCCGCTTCAATACTCGTATCGTCTTCGCCCGTCAAGCGGTAAAAATCCTGCATCGAGCTTGCCGCGTCGTCTGTAGAAAATCCGGTGGATTCGAATGCAACGTCCAATTTGTTCAAATCTGCGCGTAATTCCCGCGTTTCGTTTGTCGCGGCAATTGCAGCGGTAGCAAATGCGACTATAGGCCCGGTGACATATTTTGTCATGGCCGTGCCTACGTTCTTCATTTTCCCGCCGACGTCCTGTAACTGTGCGCCGACTTTCGCAAGAGAAACGTTTTCGACCTTTTTAAACTCTTTCCGCAAAGATTCTAACTTTGATTCGGTCGTGACGATCTCCCGCTCTAACCGCATGTATTCGGCGCTTGTTTTGTCAACGCCTTTTGCATCTAATTCAGCTTGCGCCGCCTTTAACTCTTTGACCTTCTTTTCCGTGTCTCCGATCTTTGTTTTTAAAAGCGTCTGTTTTTGCGTCAAAAGTTCTGTCGACGTTGGATTAAACTTCAACGCATCGTTGACAGCCTTCAAATCTTTGTTTACGGCGTTCGCTTCTTTGTTCAACGTCTTCATTGCCTTTTGCAGCGGCGTGACGTCCCCGCGAAATTCTATGGTGATTCCCTTTACATTACCCGCCATAAAATCAGCCCTTTTCTAACCTAACAGTAAATCCCAATCTTTTTGAGTTGCTTTCCGCTTCGTCTTCTTTTTCTTCGTGTCGTCTGCTCCCTGTTTTAAGTCATGGTAGTTGTTCCAATCTATACAGAAATCAACGATTTGCCCGATTTCAAGTTGCTTCAAATCGTCCATTTTCAGCCCTCGATCGATCGCGGCAATCGCGACGGTATTTAATTCGACTGTACCGCCGTCGGCGTCTTCGTCTTCTTCATTCCCGGCAGACGTTTCAAGTTTTTTGCAGACACGCAAGAAAGCGCGATCATTCGGTAAATTTCCGGTACGATTTCGTCAAGCGGAAAATTCTCGAATGAATTCAACCATTCCACGACTGGCGGGATACTATCGTCCGCATTTTTCGCCAGCGCCCAAATGATTTTATAAACGGTCGTGACCTGCAGCCCTTCAAGCGTCAAAAGCGCGTTTTCAATGGTCGTTTCATCGATTTGACTTGTAATGTCCGATACCTGGAAATCTTCGCCCGGTACGGCGTCAACAATATTGATCGATTCGATCACGATTTCTGAAACTGTTTGGATCAGCGGAAAAATATCTGGTAAAATATCCTTTCCGAAATGCGCTTGATAGGTAAATAACCATCCCGCCGAACTATTGAACTGTACGTTTTTATCATTGATTTTCAACGTTTGAATCATGGTCTTGGCCTCCCATCATTTCTATTAACTATCGGATCCGCTGTCCGTGCTTTCGGTGCTGTCCGTGCTTTCTGCGCTTTCAAGCTTCGGTGCCGGCGGCGCGGTGAAAAGCGTGCTATAACCATCGTCGGCCGGTACATAACTCGCAACGGTGATTCCCGTCGTGCTGTCTCCTACAACGGTAATATCGATCGATTCCGTTACCGGCTCTTTCGATTCCTCAATAGTCGCATATTCGCGATTGATCCCGCCGATTGCGACGTTATACACGATAACGCGACGGCTTTCCGCGTCTCCTTCCGTCTGGAACATGATATATACATTCGGTTTTGTCGCGCCTTTGATATGCGCTAATCCTCCGTCGGCGGTCTTCTGATAATTCAGAAACTTCGTTTTGAAATCCGCATCGAATTTCGCGACTTCAACAGAACCGGAAAAACCGTTATCCGTGTACCCGCTCCAATACAGAATATTGTCCGCATAGAACGAATTAGAATCCGTCTGCGGTTCAAGTGAAAGCGTTTTCGCGCCCGCCTGGTGATACGGCGCCCCGAGTGTAACGGTCCCGTCCGTCGCGGCGGTATACGTACCAACGTAAAGATTCGAGATACCAAATTCTACTTTATTCATTTTTAAATCCTCCAAATATCGTAGTAAACACAATAAATATCTTCATCCGAGATATAGACGTCTTCGGATTTCGTGTAAATATAACCGGCGTTCTCCAGTGCTTCTTCCGCGGTCTGCTCTTTCTCAATGTCTTTATCTATGAAATAGTATTCCAGCCTATAAAGATCGTTTTTCGAGTAAATCCCATTATCCGCAAGAAAATGTTCTTGCCCCGCTCCCATGTAAATAATGTACGGAAACGACGGATCCGCGCGGTATGTGCCAAAAGCGACGGGAAAGCCCGCCGCCTCTAATGCTTTTATGAATTCCATTTTTATAACTCGCTTTCCATACGTCTAACGGCTTCTTCCGTGTATTTTTCCGCGGCCGGTTTCATGTGTGCTTTGCCTGCAACGCGGGTTTTCTTTCCCGCCCTTTTCGGCGTCGGCTTTACGGCGTGTCCATTTTCCAGTA